GCATCGACAATGATTGTCCCACCGTTATCGGCACTCGTTGTATCAGTTGTTTTGATAAAATAATTTCCTTGAAACGGCGGCTGCTGTAGTGCAGTTAGATTGCTTCCGTAATACGAAGTCACAGAACAAGTTTTTACTACTGCTGCTGTTTGATTATTTAAACGCAAAGCCGCAATAGAGTCAAAAACTGTGCCCAACATTTGATTATTTATTGCTACGCCGTTGGTATTAAAAACTGTCATACATTTACTCCCGCTGAGTTAACCCACAAAATAGATGGTGAAATCTGAGAACAAAAAATCGGCTGCCCAATCGTCGTGTCAAAATATGGTTGATATAGTTGGACTGCGGGAAGCGTTATTGCAGTCGGTCTTTGTGCAGTCGTTCCGCCCTGATACGTAATCATTGAAATCTGCTGCTGAACTGTCAGAATTTCATTCTGCAACGTTGAAAAGTTGCTGTCCATCTGATTATATGAAAGTGGCGTAGTTTGTTGAGAACGAAGGTAAATTGTTGCCATTTTATTTTCCAATTGAAATGTAAGTGCCCTGCAATGTGCGTGTTACTCCTGAAAGATTTGCATATGCTAGTGCCGCTTGGTTTGTATTCCATGATGCAGGATCGCAGCCAATAGAACATGCACCTTGCGGCGTGACAAAATTTGATACAACAGAATAACAAGCGGTAGTATAAGGAATCGGGAAATTAAAAACAGCATAATTAGTGGCACCATTTCCAACTACACTGGATGGGGCAATCCCCCATTGAATAGTTAAGCCCCCCATAAAACTCGGCAATCTTATATAACCATTTTGACCGAGTTGAATTGCAAAACCGGCGTAAAAAAATATTGAGTTCATTGCTCCGCGAACCCAGCCGGTACTTGCCGGCGTAACTCCGCTGCTTGTAAATCCAGGGTCATTAATTGTTGTTGCTGGTTGAGTTTTCCCTACGACCCAATTTGTACTCGCAGGATTATTTGTATTATTAGTATATGATGGATCAGTGCTTGAGTTAACTGTTGAAAGCAGAACTACATCAGACCATCCTGCGCCACCTGTATCAGGGTTTGTAGTATTTGCATCTACAATAGATTGCCACAATCCAAAGCCCTGAGATTTTAAAAGTAATGCCCCTTTGGGATACCCGCCGACTTGCGTTGCAAAAGCTGCATCATAAGGGAATATACCACCAGCAGATTGCCAGTTTGATAGTTGCGTAATCGCGTTTAAAATTCCATTAAAATCAGCTCCGTAAGGAGGAAGACCTCCAGATGGAACCGGGACCATTGTATTTTTCGGAAATCCACTCTCGTATGATGCGTTATTGCTGTTTGGCGCTCCTGACGCAGTTAATGGAATATTATTTTTTATTCCAGATGCTGCAAAAATAGCAGCAATTTTTGCGGGTAATGATCCTAAATTCATAATGTTATCACCTGATAATTTATCTGTGTTCCCGATGGTCTAGGAAATACTCCAGAATTTAATAAAATAGCCAATTGTAAATCCGTTGGTTGAAAATTGAAAATTACAGTCATAACCATATCTCCGCCATCTGAAAGATATGCTGCTTGGAAATAATCATTATCTAATGCGTATCCATCAACGTAATATCCTGTTGCTGAGTACAGCGCGCTATAAGTTACAAACAAATATCTTAAAAAAGTATTGATTGATTGCGTACTTAAATTTGAAATGTTTGCGAATGCTTTTGCTAGAATTAATTGTCTATATTGAGCGTCACCAAGAACGTAACTTGTTGTTACGTTTGTTCCGCTATAAAATGGCGCTGTGTTAAAAGGCGTAGGGTTTTGGTTTCCTGCCGTTGAACTGTATGCTTCATCAAAACCTAAATATTGCTGTGTATTATTCACTTGTAAATTGCGCGACACACCAACAATTTGACCCCATGCATCAAGTCCCACACCAACAGCGGTATTAACGTTAAAAACGTTTTGATAAAAATTATATAAATCAGTGCTGGGATCAAGTGCATAATTAAATGAACTAATCAGCCCATTAATTGTCGGGCTGCTTGCATACTGACTAAGTATTGTTTGCTGATAATTATTCATACTAAATTCACCGTAATTTGTGCGTTTGAAGTGACTGGCAATTGATCTACGCCAAATTGTAATTGTAATCCAGTGGGATTAGCAGCAGTACCCAAAAAAACGGACAAAACTTCTACACTAGAATTTGTAGCAGTAATATTCGCATAGTATCGCCCCGCGAATGTCGTTTGACCAATTGACGCCTTTACTCCACCATCATTTCCATAAAATGAATTAATTACAGCCGTTTGAATAAGTTGAACAATATTCGCCGGCAGTGTTGAAATATTTTTTATATTTACTATGAAATAAGTCGGTGTTGATGTTGGCACTAACCACGTCACAGTATAGGCAGGATATGGAACATCATAATTTGTGTCATATACTGTGAACGATTGTATTCCAGCTCCACCAGCCGCAGGATACGGACTGCCTTGTCCTTTATTTTTCCATATAGCATATGCGATATCAGACGAAGATCCGCCGGCAACAGATACCAGCGTTGCATGTGCCGCCAGGGGATAATTTGTTGAGCCAACTGTCACTGCTGAATTAGTAGGATTATCTATCGTATATGCCCCGATAACACCAGCCACAGCTAACACATTTCCTTGTATTGACGTATTAGAATTGACGGCGTTTTTTGCTACAGATTGTTGTCGTCTATATTCAAATGCCGTTCGTGATTCCACTAAATTACCCAATGCGCCGGCAGATGAATTTGTTACTGTATCCCATCCGGCTATAGCAGATTGTATTTTTGTCAAAGAACCCGGCGCACATGGAATTGCACCTGGCGTTTGGTTTTGGAATTGAACAGTAATAGAGCCTGTAGAATCAATTGTATTTGCTGATGTTGCCGCATAAATATATCCCGCAGAATCTTTCGCTGTAGCTCCTGCGGGTATCACAGTATTTACTGCACCATTACATACACAATTTACTACAGTGCCTGCCGCAGGTATTCTATTGAGAAAATATATCTGAGCTAATGCATCTTGAAATTGTCCCGAAGCATACAAAGGATTAAATTGGTTTGCAATATAAGCGATCTGGTTATTCTTATCCCCAATGATTGCTGTCTCAGATGAAGCTAACTGGCCTTGTGGAGTACTCGCAAGAGGATTTAATCCACCACCAAAAGCCGAGTTAATATCGGCAAATACGCCAGCATTAATATCACTTTCCTGCGGCAATACAGGCGCTCCGTTAACCCATACGATTGGCGGTACATTTGTAGTTGCTGCCATTTTTTACCTTTTAAAAATCTATCACGGAAGAATTGTTTTGCGTATCAGTCACGGTACACTGACCTTGCAAATTCCTACCTGAAAAGTTTGTAAATTCTACTTTTGATCTGACAGTATTGGGGACAGTAAGAGCCTGTTGTTCCATTTTCGCTTTAACAAATTGCATTGGTGGAAGTTGTCCAAGAATATTTTGCCAATACGGCACTCCGAGATAAGTGTTATACCAGCATTCACCTTGAAAAGTTCTTAATGCACTTGCCACATCTTGAGATATAGAATACGGATCAGTTGCCAATGCAATATTACCAGACGCATCTTCTACTAAATCCCATTCTGCAACATCAAGCAAAAGTGTTTTTTGATTTATCGTCATTGTGGAACATCCGATTCTATAGTTGATGATCCTCCGGCCACATTCCGGACTGGATGCGTATGCGTTCTTCCAACATTTGTCCCATTGTTTGTCATTGTTCCGATTACCGCAAAATTATTAGAATGAATCCAAGAACCTGATGAAGTTATATTAGATGCATTTATATTTAAAACAGGCGCATTGCAATCAATTTCTGCTGCGTTGATTATAACTTTATTCGGCGTTGTAACAGTGATTCCCTGCGGATTAAACTCTACATATTGAACTGGAACCGTTGCACTAATGATAGTCATCAAATAAACCATATCAGACATATCATTTTTTCTAGAACTCCCAGGTGGCGCTTCTGCATTTGACGATTGAACAGCGGATATATCACGATCACAAACAATACCAAGCCCAATATCTCCAACTTGCGGGTCAATGATTATTGCGTTGCTTCCGCCTTGAATGCGCATGTACGGGCAGTTATATATGACCCCGTGTGGTATCGCATTGCCGCCCCCGTCTTTTCCTTGCACAAGCGGTTTTAACGATACTGTGCCTATTGGGGAAACACCTCCGTTATTTGATACGCTCACAACCTGTACCGGCATAGCTGTTCGCATCCCAGATAGTGCCGTGTCAATAACGAATTTTAAACGACCGATATCTGACGAATTATCCGCTGATACAAAATTATTAATTGTTTGGGACATATGATTACGGGGATAGTTTTGCAGTTGTGTACCAAGGCCCATTGCCAATGACTTCGGAACTTAGAATATGAGTCACAGCTTGCACAGGCCACGACCCGTTGGATTTTGGGATGCTTGAAGTTACTTTCACATTTCTGCCGTTTGCGATTAAGGGATTAAATTCAGAATCAACAATGAAGCCTGCTTCCCAATATTTGGGATATCCGATCATGCCATTTTCAGGCGAAATTTCAATCACAATATCGTCCCTAACACCGTTATTGGGGAAAATAATAATTTGATCATTTTCTATTACTACTGGAAGATTACATGCTTTTGATATTGACATAATTTGATCAATTGCAGAGCCATATAAGTATTGATTTTGTAAAACTGCGTGAGCATTCTTTGTATTTACAAAAGTATATCCAATTGATTTTGCAAGAGAAGCGATCATGTCCTCTGCATTTTGTGCGCCGGTGTATGAATTGGCCGCTGCACTAGTCGCTTTCTCATAAAAACCAGCAATAGCAGATACGCAAAACGATGCTTCTGGCTGAGCAAATTCAATCCGTGATCTAATAATGGAACCTTTAAAAATCTGGGCAATTGCCCCGCCCTCGTCACCGGCAGAAACAGTAATAGACTGATTTTGATTTGCAGACAATGTAAATCCTGTACTCGAATATGCATCCATTTGATCCAAGGGCATACCAAATATACGCAACTCTAAAGACCCAGATGCAGCATATCCTCCTGGGTTATCAATTACAGCATAAATACGATAGCCAGAAAAATCCACTATGTCGCCATTTGATTGCGTGAACTGAACTTTAAGAACTCTTTTTTTAAATGTCATATTCTATAAAATAAAATATATCTGGTTCCCAATAAATCATATGTCGGATTTTTTGTCCCTTGCATATCAACAAAAAATAATTGCCCTGTAAAATTGAGATATTTCTCAAAAATTAATTGTGTTCTGTCCAGACATAAGCGAGCAATAATAAGAGGATTGTTGCTTGAGTACAAGTCAAAATATAGACTTCCATTTTTTTGATATAAATTAATGACGCAATTCTGATTATTTAAAATTACGTTCATTGTTTGCGCCGGATTTGCCGTTATTGGTATAACTGTGTCTGTCATTGTTTAAACACCACTGATTTTGATTGCGATGACTGCTGAGCAGTTGGCGGGATTGTCGAAACTTGACCTATTTTTTTTTTGTCCTGACCTGATGGTTTTGCAACAGTAATTACGGCCGTTGCTGTTTGTCGTACTTCTTGAAATATTAGTTCTACCATCAACATGGTAAGGCCATGATTTGATCTTTGTGACCAGCCGTAAGAAATTAATTTCGCATCAGAAAAAACTGCATCAGGCGTAACTATTGTTGATAAATTTAAACTTTCTTTTAAATCAATAACTGACTGAACAAATTGACCTCGTGATAAATCACCTGATCCTGTCACAACAGCAGTTATTTTAATGTTATATGGTTTATCAACTTGATTATATGAAGAAAATCCTCCCTGTTCTACAGGATAATTCGGAATAATTGCTTCTGATCTTATCTGAAAATCTGTATATGTATCCGGCTGTAATACAGTTCTTCCTGAATCATCAAGAATCGCCCATTTAGATGCGTTTGTTTGCACAATAGTTTGCGTAAATGATTGCGTAACTTGTCCGTCAAATTGTGCATTGGGACTTCTTGGAACGTTTGGAACTCCAGGAGCATTGGGAACATCTGGGTATGGAATATTAGGCATTATCTTGCACCCCCAACACCAAAATTGACTAACTGATTTTTTGCTAATGCATCGCGCATACCATCTGCAACACCATAAGCGTCTTTTGCTTGTGTCGTTACATTGATCGTTTGAATATTTGTCTGCACAGTAGCTGGAGCTGGTTGGCTTGTTTGCGATTGTTGCGGCTCGCCGTAAGGCAAATTATTTGCAATATCTGCTCGACGGCTTGCTTCAATATAAGAATTTGCAGGTCTTTCATGCATCAATGAAACAACTTTTGCAGCTTCGCCCGAACTTGATGTTTTTTGCAATGCATCGCCAGCTTTTTTCTCTGTGTTTCGTAATTCATAATCAAAAAAAGCCATCTGTTCTTCGCTGTTTGATTGTCGAATATCTTTTCCGAATAACTTTTTAAAATTCTCTTGTCTGTCTGGATGCCATTGCCCCAACCCATAAGCCTTACCATTATCGCCAACTGCATCGGATTTTCCAGCAGATTCTCGCATGATGTTTGCGACGATTCCGCGAGACTGTTCCTCAGTCCATCCTTTAGATTTAAAATATCCGATCATGGATTTAGGATCGCCATCTGATACTGTTTCGTTTGAAGATTGATTGCCTATTTTTCCTGATTTGTTCTGCTGAGTAGTATCTTTTTCTTCGCTTGAAAAAACTTTACCCCAAAGTTTCGCGATCGGATTTTTTTTAAATGCGAATGCAGCATACTTATACAGTGTAGATACTAGCTCTAAAACCTTTTCTAAGGCCGGTATAAGGCTTACAAATAAACTGTTTGATGATCCAGATATAGACTGCGTAAATTTTGCCCAAGATGCTTCTAATCGTTGAGCGCCTTCTGAATTTTTTTCGCTTGCACCGGAAAGTTTCTCCATTTCAGAAACAAGTTTTTCTAATTCATCACGATTTTTTGTTAACAAAAAATATCCTGACTCATCAAAACCAAGTCTTTCTGCGAATGATTTTGCTGCAAGTTCTCCTTGCGATTCTCTTATTTTCTTTAATGCGTCGCCCAAGTCCAATAAATTGACTTTTCCTTTATTTGCTTGAACGCCAAGTTGCGCAAGAGTTTGAACAATATCCTGCCCACCTTGTCCGATCTGGAATTTTGCTAATCCACTTTGTATATTTTGTATTGCATTTTGAAATGATTTTGCATCGCCGCCAGTTGTTTTTGCTGCCGCGCCCCATGCATCCAATTCCGTCGAGCTTATGCCAAGTAGCTTAGATGTTCTACCTAATTGCGCATTACTTTGCACCATATTGACGATAAAATCCTTGGCGGCTCCTACGGTAACCAAAGCCGCACCGAATTTAATAACTGAATCAGTCATTGATTCGATTGATTTTTCTTCGTCTTTATTTCTTTTTTTGCGCTCTTTCGAGTTTTTTTCTTGATCTTGATTCGCGTTTTTTTCTTCCGAAGAATTTTTCTTTGTTCTTTTTGTTTTCTTTTCAGATAGCTGATCTTCCTGCTTGTCAATTTCTTTTAAGCCATCAATGGCCTTTTGTTTGTCTTTGTTAAATTGGCTAACGTCAAGCCCTAAGGTTATAAAAAACGAATCTATTACATTAGCCATTTTTTCTGATGCTCCTAATTACATATTCATTGTGACGATCAACTGCGCCAATTTCCAACATGTTATATAAATCTTCTAGGCTGTACACTGTTTGCAACTCATGTAGCGTTGCAAGCCTAGAAGATACGCAACATGCTATCGTTTGCGGGGTATTCGCGTAGCGGACGAATTTGTCGCTACTTGGCTTTCTTGGCCCAAAGTCAATTGATCGTCGTCTGTAAAAAAACCTGTATGCAAATCAATTACTTGTTTTCTAATCTCGAATCTCGTTGATACTTCCTCGATATCTGTAGAAACCAAGCCGCGAACAACACCAGCGGACGGAATGATTTTAACGCAATTCATCATTTCATCTAATAGTGGTTTTGCTTCTTCTGGTTTAATTTTAAACAATGATCGAATGCCATATTCCAGCAATCCAGCAACGCCTTGGCTTGCCATGTCGTCTGGAACATTGAGACCAGAATTACCAACTGCAAGGAAACAACGAATTGCCCACCATTCCGTTGCATCTGCCGACATTTCCTCTATCAGAAATGTTTTGCCAGAATCTCTGCCTTTTGTCGCAGTAAAATTTATTGATTTACGCATGATTAAAATGAACTAGGGACGATTGACTCAAACGTCAATTGAAATACAATTGGCTGCAATGTTTTTTTAACGCCGGAAAATGGTGTTTCCGAAGTCATATATCCGCGTGTAAAAGTATATGATCGACGATTACCTGGCAAAGTTAGCGTGCCAAAAAATTCAAATACTTCATTTGCGCCTTCTTGCGCATTTTGAATATCCTCGAAAAATTGCAGGCTGGGTGATGTTGGCATAAGATGAACGTCAACAATATATGGATTAAATACTTTACCGCCAGCCAGATACCCATCCAATCCTTGACGGACTTCTGCGCGAGCTACTGCTTGCGACAAAACGCCATCATCAACTTCGAAGCCCTGAATTGTTTGCGGTGAATCATAAACACCTACACATCCCAAAGCTAAAACACTGTTTGCACTCGTTAAAGTAGCCATTTTTTTACCTAATTAAAGAACATCAGCAGAGAACATATTAATTTTTTGGATGCTTTCGCCATCCATGTAATACAAGGTAACAACAGGCGATCCACGACCCTGCCGCACAATTGCACCAGGATCAGATACTTGCAAATAGTATCCTTGATTTTTCAAAGGCCCCGCAGGATTTACGCCTAATGTCGATTGCATTTGAGCGATCTGCGAAGCGGAAGGAACTACACCAAGAGTAATGGCTCCAAAATTAATTGCCTGCTCTAGAATTGGAATAAGCGCAGATCGAATGCGACCATACCCATATTGATTATACGGAATGTATCCAGCTTGTTTCATCAGATTTACCAAAGCCAATTGAATATTTGCGTTCATCCAAATTTGATTGACATATGAATCTGCCCAAACAAAAATTCCGGAAACTGTACCGTTTGAAAAAAGATTAGAATTATTTGCTGGATTAGCTGTAGAAAATCCCGCATAAACGTTATACCCATTTGCCAATGCGTTCGCATAATTAATATCAGTCGTCACGGTTGGCACAAGTCCAGCTTGCGAGCGTGAAAACAATGTTGCTCGTCCGTTTGTTCTACTGAAATTTAACGATGCAGCCCATCCCATAATTGCACATACGTGCGAAGCATCAGCAGATCCTGCCACTGGGATTGTCCCGCTCATTTTGTTCTGTTGAAGCCAATAGCCAAATGTAGTTGTTGAGCCGCTTACAAGTGCGTTTGGATCAGTATCCTGCACTACAAATACATACCGATTATTTTTCCCATTTACCCAAGTAGCAAACGATTGTTTATCAGCAACAACAGGCTCTACCAGCAAACCAAACGAAACCCAGTTAGAATTAATCGGCAAAATTCCGTCTAAAAATGTTGCTGCACTGGCAGCAGCGGCACCTTGCGACACCGTGGCGCCACCCGCTGAATTTAACAGCAACGCTGTTGATAACGTACCGGAGTCGGCAAATGTAACTGTAGCAGCTGCTCCTGTCGCTGTTGTAGTGAAAATAAACGCATTGAATACACTGTCAAAAGTCACTGTAAAAGTGGGCGATGTAAAAGCCGCTTGAATAATTGAAGCTGCGCTACTGAACGATGTTGCAGTAGTAAGATTAATGGCAGACGATGTAAATAATGATCCGCCCACTGTCAATGCAATAGTTCCATTTAACGCTTTAAGTGTAGCCAAACTCATTGCAGACAGATTACCGCCGCGCAAATATCCGGCAACAGCAGACTGAGGATATCGAGTAAATAACAGCGTGGCGGGCTTGCTAAAGCTGTTGTCGTAACCGTTAAAATAGTTTGTCGCATATTGCGCTTCAATTGATCCTGCGCCGAAATACGATTGCACAGAAATTTGATTCGGAAACGATAATACAGAACCGATTGGTGCGTATGCATTTTGCGTCAAAATTAGACCCGTTACGTCAAGAGCTGTACCGCCAGCACTGACCACTCCAGGGGTAACGTTGACAATATTATTGTAATTAATTCCCATGATTTACCTTTATGCGTTGAAAAAAATGTCAACAGGGACAAGCCCGGAATTGACAACATTTGCTGATTGCGTCCCGTTTGTAATTACGGGGTTAAACTGAAAGTATGATGTTAGTTTCCATCGTTCCAAATAATTGCTCCCCGCTGTGACTAATGGTATTTGCATTAAATCGTCCCCGTATAGCGGCTTTATATAATTGGGAAATTGATCAGGTGTATCTTGATCGCGCAATAATGTTGATGTAATCGCTGCATATTCAGATGACCCAATTCCATAAAAGTCTAATTGAATTTTATATCGGAATTGATTAGCAATATTATTTATCAATCCCGTTTGATCCAATACATCTATATTTGTTGCTAATCTATCCAAGCCAGCAGAGGTCATTACTACAAACTGAGAAGCAGGCATTGAAACAAGATTATCTTGACCTTGAACTACCTCCCAAGTGCCAGGAACAATAGTTAAAAGCCATGCACGAATAGCTGTAAATAAATCTTGTTCTGTATTGCTTATTGTAATCATTGTATAGCGACGATTACTCGCCCCCATGTATCCCATGTTTCTGCAACATGGATAACTTTCCAATTTCTTATTGGGCCATTCGGAACTTCTGGAAATTGCAAAATATCCCCGCCTTGTGCATCAACTTTTACTACCCCTTGTGGATTTCCGAACATGTGAACAGACCTAAAAACGCCCTGTAAAGTTAATGCATCAATATGCTTTAAATCTCCACCCGTTATTCCCTGAACTTGCGCCTGTATAACAGTACTAATTTGCACTGGAACACGTGATCCAGCAGCATTAGTAGTATATCCGTTTGATTTCAGCCACGTAATAGATATATTCGGGTTTATGACCTGCGTATATTGATTTGCTATTCCGCGCAAATTCATTTTGTGAACTCCGAACCTTC